GCAGGTAAGATATTTGACGAGCAGATACAATTGCAGATTTTGTTTCGCCAATGGATTGAAGAAGTAATTGAATTAGAATGATGAGGTGTAAGAACTGCAAGGAGAAGTTTGAGCCTATCAGATTTCTTCATAAATACTGCTTAAAAGACGAATGCGTCCGTGCTTTTGTAGCTGAAGCCAAAGAGAAGATGTGGAAGCAGACTAAAGTCAAGATGAAAAACGACATAAAGACGAACTCAGATTGGCTTAAAGAATCTCAAAAGGTATTCAACCAATACATCAGACTAAGAGATAAAGCTAAACCTTGCATCAGTTGCGGCTTAAAACTCGGCTCAAAGTATGACGCAGGACATTTCTACTCTATGGGAGGACACAAAGCAGTCACTTTTGATGAAGATAATGTACACGCTCAATGCGTCACCTGTAATCAGTTCAAGCATGGAAACCTATTGAACTACCGAGAAGGTCTCTTAAAACGCATTGGAGAGGATAAATTGGACGATTTAAGCCAACGTGCTAACGAAACACGGAAGTACACAAACGATGAGTTACAAGAATGGATAAAAAAATATAAAAAAAAGATTGCAGATATGAAATAATGTTTATATTTGCATATAACAAATTTACACGCTATGGAAAAATTACTTAAAATTCAGGCAGAATTAAAATGTCCAAAAGGCTCTTTCAACTCATTTGGTAAGTACAAGTACCGAAGTGCAGAGCAGATTCTCGAATCAGTTAAGCCGTTGTTGCAAAAACACGAAGCAGTGTTAACTCTGACTGATAATATTGTAGAGGTAGGAAGTAAACTATTTTTAAAAGCAACCGCAAAAATCTATTTTAAGGGTGATAATCCGCCTGTAGAAATAAACGGATTTGCAGAGCTTGGAGAACACAAAGGAATGTCAAGTGAACAATGTACTGGCACGGCATCAAGTTACGCTCGTAAATACGCTCTAAATGGTTTGTTCTTGATTGACGAAACTGAATCAGACCCTGACTCAAAAGATAACTCAACGGAGAAAAACGCCGAGAAAACAAAACCTGCCATAGACCAAAAGCGTTTTAGCGCAGCAGTCCAAGCTATTGCTAAAGGCGAATACACCCGTGAAAAGCTCGAAGCATCATTTGCATTAACTGATGGTCAAATCGACATCTTAAACGCTCTATGAAGACTCTCAAAATTAGGTGTTCAGCTATAGGACGTATTATGGCCACACCACGAAACAAAACCGAACTACTATCCCAAACGGCTAAAACATACATACACGAGTTAGGTCTTGAACATAAATACGGCATCCGTAAGGAGTTTTCAAGCCGTTACACGGATAAAGGCATTCAAGTTGAAGACGAATCTATCTCATTAGTCAATGATGTCTTAGATGTCAAATTTATCTACAAGAATGAGGAGTATTTTGAGAATGATTTTATCACTGGCACACCTGACGTAAACACGGAGGATGTATTGCTTGACGTTAAAAGCTCTTGGGATGCTACTACCTTTCCGTTTTTCGAGACTGAAATTCCTAACAAAGACTATTTTTACCAACTTCAAGGATATATGTGGCTCACCGGAAAAACGGAATCAATGCTTTGTTACTGCCTTGTAGATACTCCTATCGAAATGGTAGAGGACGAAATCCGCAGAGCGCATTGGAAGCTACACAAACTTGACGAGGATATGGATTTGCGTGAAGAGGTAGAGAGTAAGCATCAGTTTTCACACATACCAAAGAACCGCAGAGTCAAAGTTTTCAAAGTAGAGAAAGACGAACAAGTAATTGAGCAGATAAAATCCAAGATAGAAGACGCTCGCATTTATTATAACGCACTAATTGAAATGCTATGAACCAAGAAGTAAAATTAATAATTAAAGAGGATGCCACTTATTTAGCGGGAACTAAATTAAGGGATGGTGGAATGGTAGAAATTCAAACTCAAAAAATACAGGGCGAAGAAATATCTATTTCTATATGGTCTATTAAAAATGGAGGGCTTTTAAATTTTGGAAATAAAAATATTTTAGAATTAACTGAAATGTTAGAAAAAGACGGATACAAAGAAATCGAAAAGTTATGAACCAAGAAGTAAAAGACCAAGTAGTTTTAAGCGTAATGGCGAAGTATGCTGAACGCTCTGCTACTGGCTTACGAAAATACGGAACTACATTAGACCGAGAAGACCTAACGCTTGACCAGTGGATTAATCACCTGCTTGAGGAGTTGATGGATGCCACGCTTTACATTGAGAAGCTGAAAAAGGAAGCTCAAAAAAAGAGCATCATTGAATTGATGAATATGGATAGCTACGATAAACACGAACTAAATAAATCAGAATAAGATGAAAGAGAAAACAAAAGGTAACTTGAATAAAGCAATACGAGAAACAAAAGCATTTAAAGATTGGAAAAATGAACTAACTAAATCAAAACAAAATGGAAACAAATCAAAATTGGGTGCTTGAAAAATTAGTAATTGAATTCAAAAGAGGGTATTCATTTAGTAATACAGAGGACCATTACGAAGGTAAAATAGAATTTAGAAATGGAGATAATGAATGCTTTATTGTTAAACTTCGTGAAGATATGGCAGAGCCTTATTTAAAATTAGTTGCCAAAGAAGTCATTAAGAGTTCTCAAGAATTAGCCGATAAAATGGCAGAAACATTAACCTTTAAATCAGAATAAGATGAAGACAATTATTAGTAGATTAACAATGAAGCGAACAAGACACCTATTCATTGATAAGGTAGATGGAAAAGATGTTTGCTTATATGAAGATAAATATGGAGATGAATGGATGGCAAACTTTCCGTTTCTTCCTTGGTCTTTTAGAGTAAAACACGAACTAAATAAATCAGAATAAGATGACAGCAGTAGAAAAAGAAATGCTTGAAAATAAAATAAATCTTTTAGCAGAAGATTTAGAGGTTGTACATATGTATCTTGACAGTAAATTTATACTAAGAGAGGATGATAAGGGAAGAAAATATTCTATTATAGGTAGAATAAAAAGACTTGAAGAAAAGTATCAGGAGCAGAGAGAAAGAGATTTCAGCGCAGGAAATGATTCCGCTTGCATGGAGCATGAAGATATTAAAGACTACTTTGACAAGTATATTAAATCTGCAAAGGAAGCATATGAATTTGGACAAAAGACAATGTATTGCGGATGTTACGCCATTGAAGATGCGATAACATATGAAGAATGGGTTTCCAAAGAAAGTAAATCAGAATAAGATGTTTAAATCAAAATGGGGTCAATGGACTGATATATCAACAGGTAGTTTATGCTCATACAAGTATATTCTTCAAGTAAGGAGACATAAGGACGGGAGATTGCAAATGAGAGTGGAGTGTAAAGAAGCTTATGATACGGTAGCTCACCCGACAATAGAGCAGTTAAAACAAGTAACCTTTAAATCAGAATAAGATGAAGTGTGAACATAAAAATTGCACAAGAAAGTCAACAACAACTAATACTCAATATTTTGAAGGTAAGTGGTATTGTACTTTTCACGCAAATAAGGCAACCAAAGAAGGTAGAATAAAACGTAAACTAAATAAATCAGAATAAGATGAACGAACAAAAATTTGAAAAACTATACGCGCCGAAAAGAGAACGAGTTGAGCAGTTGATTAAATTCTTGAAAGAAAGACCGCGCCCGATTTACTCAATCCAAAACCAGTTTAAAATGGATAGAACAACAGTTCGAAGCTACATAATTACTCTGCGAGATATTGAAGTTGACGTAAAGAAAGACGAACTAAATAAATACTACATATGAAAATCACAATCGAATACGATAACGAGCAAGAAGCAATCCAAGCATTGAACGCTGAGAGATGGCAAGGCGCAATGTGGAAGCTTGACCAAGAGTTGCGAGGGATAGTCAAACACGGATACATCGGTAACCGAGAGGCGCATGATTTAGAGGTGGAAGCATACAGCAAATGCCGAGAGATGCTACGAGAAGCAATGAACGATAACGACATAACCTTTGACCTATGAAAGACCACGACAAAGAATACCTCGCAGCACTCTGCACAATGGCGCTGGTGGCAGCAATAGCAATAATTTTAGTAATCAATTTAATCTATAATATATAATGGAAAACAAAACAAACACGGGAGCAATCTTCAAAAACACGAACAAGAAAGCTGACAATCATCCTGACTACAAAGGGAAGGTAAACGTAAACGGAAAAGAGATGGAAGTTGCTCTTTGGGTAAAACAAGGTAAAGCAGGTAGTTTTTTCTCTGCTTCATTCTCTGAGCCGTATGTCTCTCCTGAAACAATGGAGAGAAGACCTGTAAGCGACGAGATGGAAGAAACCGATTTACCGTTCTGATGTACATTGACGATGACACACTCCGAAAGCAACTGAATAGGATATTGCTTGTAAAAACACGAAACCAAATAGTCCAAGAGATAAAAGCCAAAGGACTCAAGATGCACCAGTTTCAGTTAAACAACTTCCTTCATCGAAAAGACGTAACCTTATCAACCTTACACAAGATAGATAACTACGTCACACGAGAGATTTACTTAAACAATTTAGAGCCACTTTAACCGGTGGCTTTTTTAATTTATTTGCGTGATTAAAATTTAGTCTTATATTTGTTTAGAATTTAACCAATGGACGCACTTAAAATATTATCTAAATACCACGACGAATGGCTCAACATAGTCCGTCTATTTGGAGATAGCGAGTTTGCTCAAGACATTGTGCAGGATGTTTACCTCAAAGTGCATTCTAACTACCGAGAGCGAATCATTCAAAACGGAGAGCCTAACCGCGCGTTGATGTGGGTGCTGCTTCGCAATACTGCCTTTAGAGCGAATAAGACTGAACCTAACGACTTATCTCTTGAGTTGTTTTATAGTTTACATGATGAGCAGTTTGAGCTACGTAAACACGAATCAATTGATTTAATCTATGACAAGGTAGAAGCAGAAATCAAAACGTGGGAATGGTACGACCAAATGTTATTTAACATCTACAGGAACGAAAAGAAATCAATGCGTCAAATCGCAGAGCAAACAGGCATCAGTTTAAAATCCATTTTTCTAACCATCAAAACTTGTAAAGCAAAACTGCGCCAATCGGTGGGCGATGATTACACCGACTATTTAAACGAAGAATTTGAATTAATTTAATATGGCAAAAACACGAACACCAAGAAAAAAAGCAACGGGATTAGGAGACACCGTAGAGCAGATTACCGAAATCACAGGTATCAAGAAGCTTGTTGAATTTGTAGCAGGAGAAGACTGCGGATGTGAAGAGCGTAAGAAGAAACTTAACGAGTGGTTTCCATACCGCAAACCTGAGTGCTTAACTGAGGAGGAGTATACCTGGCTTACTGAAACACGAATCCTAAATCAAGACACATTCAAACCAAGTGAAGTAACACGAATCAGAGAAATCTACTCAAGAATAATGAAGATACGTTTAGAGCCATCCTCTTGCGCTTCTTGCTTCAGAGAGATAGTATTCAACCTTCGCAAGATTTATGACGCATACGAAGCCTAAACAAACACGGACACCAATGGCAAAAGTAGGAAGACCAAGAAAGATAGATAGTCCCGAAACACTCCTAAGTCTATTTAGAGAGTACAAGGTATGGGTAAAAGACAATCCTCGTTTCAAGTACACACTAAACCAAAGGACAGGAGATATGGTAGCAGAACCTCTTGAAGTTCCTTTGTCAATGGAAGGTTTTGAAGTGTGGGCATTCGAGAAACACGAGCTTTGGATTGAGCATTACATCAAGAATACTAAAGAGGCTTACGAAGAATTTTGCCCCGTCTCTACATACATAAAGCGAGAAATCCGCTCAGACCAAATCAACGGAGGCTTAGTAGGTCAGTACAATGCGAACTTAACCGCACGTTTAAACGGACTAACTGAGAAGACTGAAACGACTGTCACAATGGAGATGCCGCTATTTCCTGACGAAACCAAAGCAATAGACGCTGATGTTCAAACGAACTACCTCGATAAATAAAATCCTATCTCTAAAAAGACGGATTAAAATCATTCAAGGCGGAACATCCGCAGGGAAGACTTTTGGCATCCTTCCGATACTGATAGACAAGTGCGCTAAAGAAAAGGGCTTAGAAGTCTCCGTAGTAGCTGAAACGATACCTCACTTACGAAGGGGTGCGCTCAAAGACTTCTTGAAGATAATGCGTTGGACGAATCGCTACTTTGACGATAGATTCAACAAGACCTTACTCAGGTACGAATTTGCTAACGGCTCATCAATTGAGTTCTTTTCGGCAGACGATGCCAGTAAGCTGCGAGGTGCGAGACGTGACATCTTGTACATCAACGAGTGCAACAACGTGACGTTTGAGTCTTACAACGAACTTGCCATCCGTACAAAGCGAGAGGTGTATTTGGACTTTAACCCTGCGAATGAGTTTTGGGTACACAAGGAACTAAAAGACGAACCTGATACGGACTTCATAATCTTAACCTACAAAGACAACGAGGCACTTGACGAAAGTATTGTCACACAAATTGAAAAGAATCGTGACAAAGCAGCAACGAGTTCTTACTGGGCAAATTGGTGGAGAGTGTATGGACTCGGAGAGGTGGGTAGTCTTGAGGGTGTGGTCTTCAACAATTGGAAGGAGATTGACACTATCCCGAATGAAGCGAAGCTCATAGGCATCGGACTTGACTTTGGATATACGAATGACCCGACGGCAGCGATTGAGATTTACAATTATAACGGAACACGGATAGTAAACGAACTTGTTTACCGAACAGGTATGGTGAACTCAGACATCGCTAAAATACTTCCGGCAAGCGTGGTGATTTACGCAGATAGTTCAGAGCCTAAATCCATCGAAGAAATCAAACGCTTTGGAAAGACAATAAAAGGAGTCACTAAAGGAAAGGACTCAATCAACTACGGAATTGACGTAATGCAAAGGCAGGAATACTTAATCACAAAATCAAGTACAAACCTCATCAAAGAACTCCGCTCCTATTGTTGGGATGTAGACAAACAAGGAGTAAGAATGAACAAACCAATTGACCACTTCAATCACGCTATAGACGCACTTAGATACCACGAGATGGAAGCACTCGGACTAAAATCAAACTATGGACAATACTCAATCCGATGAGCTGCCTAAAATGAAAAGGGTAGTAGAGCAATACATCAAAGACAAGACAGGCAAAAACGTTCACATCGTGTTCAATGATATGTTCAACGTGAGAAGACACTCTCAAATGCTGGCAGAGGCATACGCTTACGTGATGTCCCAAGAATACAAAAATCAATAATAGACTTATAACATTATGGAAGTACAAATAAACGTACCATCAACACTCAAGGAAATACCTCTAAAGCACTATCAAGACTTTTTGAGGGTGCAGCGTGACTCTACTGATGAAGAGTTCATAGCGCAAAAGATGGTAGAGATATTCTGCGGTATTAAATTAGCAGATGTTGCCAAAATTAAATTGACTTCTTTGAATGAACTGATAGTGCATTTTACTGCGCTTTTCAACACGTCTCCTAAATTTCAACCTACATTTAAGATTGGTGACATTGAGTTCGGATTCATTCCTGAACTTGAGGAGATAACTTTTGGTGAGTATGTGGATTTGGATTCTCACTTGCAGAGTTGGGATAACTTCCACAAAGCAATGGCAGTTCTTTACCGACCTATAAAAACACGAAGAGGAGAGAAGTACGACATCAAAGACTACGACCCGAATGTAGATATGCAGGAGCTGATGAGATTCGCTCCATTAGATATTTGCATTGCTGCCTCGCTTTTTTTTTGGACTTTAGAAAGAGAATTGCTACAGGCTACCCTGAACTATTTGGAGACGGAGATAACGAAGGAGAAGAACCTGTCGCAGACTTTAGCGAAACAACTCAATTTTCGAAACGATGGGGATGGTATCAGTCACTTTATGCAATCGCTAAAGGAGACATCACAAAGTTTGACGAAATTACCAAGTCAAGACTTACTCGGTGTCTCACCTATCTCACCTTCGAGAAGCAAAAAAACGAAATCGAACAAAGACAACTTGAAAGACAACTAAGACGATGAAAGGATTTTACGACATAACAAACAAACTGCGCACGCACTTCACCGCTGACCCTATCGTCAACACGGTAACCGAAGGCGATATCTTCGAGGTAGACTTAAACAAGCAGACTATCTTTCCACTGGTACACGTGATGATAAACAACGCGTCATTTGAGACCAACGTAGTTCGATTCAACGTCTCATTGATAGCGATGGACATTGTGAACATAGCAAAAGACGAAACTACTGACATATTTAGAGGCAACTCAAACGAGCAAGACGTCCTAAACACACAACTTGAGGTCTTAAATAGAGCTTATGCTTTGATGCTTCATGGCAATTTGTGGGATGACAAGTTTGTTGTTGACGGCAATCCTACCTGTGAGCCATTCGTTGAGAGATTTGAGAACAACCTTGCGGGGTGGACAATGACTTTTGATGTGCTTATCCCTAACGAGGTAACAATCTGCTAATGGAAAAAAGCGAGGTAAAGAAATCTTTAGAGCGTTTCCGTAACCACGTTGTGAGCGTTTCAAAGCGCAATCTAACAAACCAACGAAAGAACGTATCCAAGAGCTTATACAACTCCATCAAAGGCGATGTAAAGGCGATGCCTAACTCTATCTCCGTGCAATTCTCAATGCAAGATTACGGAGCGTATCAAGATTTGGGTGTCAAGGGGAAGAAGAGTTCAAGCAAAGCACCAAGGTCACCTTTCAAGTTTGGCTCAGGTACTGGTCAAGAAGGAGGGCTTACCAAAGGGATATTCAAATGGGTCAAGCAAAGAAAGATTCAATTCAAAGACAGGAAGTCAGGTAGATTCTTGAGCTACGAATCAACTGCGTTTCTAATCACTCGTGGCATTTATAACAAGGGTATGAAACCGAGTATGTTTTTTACACGTCCATTCGAAGCAGCTTACCGCAATTTACCCGACGAACTCGTAGAGTCTTTTGGCTTGGATGCTGAAAAACTATTCAATCAACAAATTGATAATATACTTAAATAATGGCTAACATAAACGCAAGGAGTCCATACATCGTAACGATAAACGAAACAGGACAAATAGAAACCAAATTAGAAATCTTCCTTTGGAACGGTACTGGCTCAATGCCTGCTTCACCTTCATACACGCTTTCTAAGCTCATTCCGTCTTCAAACAATCCTGCAACCTACTACGACGTCAGTCCGTTCATTAGAGAGTATATTTCTCACGCTGCACTTCAGACAATCACTACAACGATTACCGCAACACCGAGCGCACAATGGTGCAATGTTGGCTTAAAGTTGTACAAGAAAGTCACTACGAGTTTCATTCAGGTAGGCTCAACTCAAACTCACTTTGGTTTAGATGGCTACGGATTCTATTTGGATGGCTCAAATCCTGCCTTAGGTAATTACCTTTTGTCTCCATTAACATACACTTACAACTATGATTTAAGTGGAGAATACGGATGGCTTACGCTTTATACTGGCAGCGGAAACTCGGTCAAATACACGAACCTATCCACAGGAGCAACCAACACGACAGGCTTAACTAACAACGTGTGGAGAGATGTGCCGAGAGTATACGCTCCATATTCAGCAGTTGGAAATAAGTTAGAAATCATCACGGGTGCAGGCGCAGTTTTGTACACGGCTAATTTTGTTCCTCAAGAAGAGTGCAAGTACACACCTGTTCAGATTGACTTTGTTAATAAGTTCGGAGCGTGGCAGCGTGAGTGGTTTTTCAAAGCATCTTACAACGGCTTGAGTGTTGAAAACACGGAGTATAACTTGATGCCTAACACATACCCTTCATACGACCTAAAAGAAGGGCAAAGAAAAGTATTTAACGCTAACGGAAAGGAAACCATCCGAGTGAATACTGATTGGGTATCCGAGAGCTTCAACGAAGTAGTCAAGCAAATGATGTTGAGCGAAAGAATCTTAATTGACAAGAAGGCTGCCAAGCTAAACACGAAATCCGTAGACCTCAAGAAATCTATCAACTCGTCTTTGATTAGCTACGAGATGGAGTTTGACTTTGCATTTGACACAATCAATTCAGTAGTGTAATGAACAGGAGCATCCAAATTTACATCGAAGGTCAGCGCATTGAGTTATTCAACGATGAGAACATCAGCGTCACATCGTCAATTCAAAACGTCCAAGACCTATCCAAAACCTACACGGACTTCTCGCAAGGATTCACCGTACCTGCAAGCTCGCATAACAACGCAATCTTTGAACACTGGTATCAATCAGATGTCAACGCAACTACTGACCCGAACCTACGCAAAGACGGAATCATTGAGATAGATTTAGCTACCTTCCGTAAGGGCAAGATTCAACTTGATGGAGCAGTAATTACCAACGGCAAACCATCGGCTTACAAAATCACTTTCTACGGAGAAGGAGTAACGCTCAAAGATTTGTTCGGAGAGGACTTACTATCTGATTTGGACTATACGGCATACTCTCATAATTTTACTTCTGCTGAGGTTATAGACCGCATTGAAGACTCTGCTAACACCTACGATGTAAAGTATCCGCTAATCACTTCTAATCGCATTTGGGAGTATCAGAGCACACCTGTAAACGTACCTTTTCCGAATTGGTTGGTGAGCGTACTAACGCAGAACGATATTCACACGACATCGGGCGCGATAAATAAAGACGAACTATTCCCTGCGTTGAGAGTAGAGAAAATCTTTGAGCAGATTGAAGCAAAATACGGAATCACATTCAACGGAACTTTCTTAACTGATGACCGCTTTACTAAATTGTTCTTATGGTTTAAAGGTAAGGAAACGCTTGTAAAGACTTCTTACGGCTATAGCTTGACGTCAAGTTCAGTAGTACCGACGTTCACAAACTACGACCTTACTTCAACTTATACATCAGCTACAAATACAATTCAACTTCAGGAGTTATCAGGTGTAATTACGCACCGATTAATTTACAACGTAACGTCAACAACAACATCTGCTGATTACTACATAGACATTTTTCAGAACGGCAATTTGTTCAATACTATTGTCGGCTCAGGTACTGGCAGCTACACTTTGGAAAACCTTACTCAAGTTGTAGGTTTAGATGCTTTGTACACGATTAAAATCCGCACGGCAGGAACTAACACGATAGCATCAAATTTAGTTTATGAGGTTGACTATGTTACAACAGGCTCGGTAAACACGGACTATCTTACGGTGACTTATTCGTCTTTGGCTATGGCATTACAAATAGACCTATCTGCCAACGCTCCTGCAATGAAGATTGCTGATTTCTTAAAAGGAATTATGCTGATGTTCAATATGACCATTTACTCAGTTAAGGATAACGAGTATTGGGTTGAGCCATTAGATGATTGGTATTCCAAAGGCGCAGTTGTGGACATCTCTCAATACACGGACGTAACTTCTATTGAGATGGAGAGAATGCCTCTTTACAAAAAGATACAGTTTAAATTTGCGGATTCAGAGTGTTTTCTTAACAAGAACTTCTCGCAGACATACAACCGAAACTACGGAGACACTACGTACCAGTACAACTATGACGGAGGCGAGTTTACTATCGAAGTGCCTTTCGAAAATCTACTACAAACCAAGTACAACGGAACGCAAGACCTTCAAATTGGCTACTCTTTAAACGGAGAGTTTAGCCCGTATGTACCAAAGCCTGTGCTTTTCTATCAGTACGACAATCAAACTACGGATATCAAGTTTGTCAATGACGGCGGTGGGCATTCTACGATTATTGATTATACGCCATTCGGTCAAGACTTGTCATTCAATAGCTCTGACATAACGCTCAACTTTGCTCCTGAAACGTCAACGCTCTTAAACACACCGGTACAAAACACTCAGTTTAGTCAATATTATTTTAGCTACCTGTACAACCTGTACAATTTGAAGCAGCGATTGGTCAACGTAAAGACGAACCTACCTACAAGCCTAATCACAAACCTTCAGTTAAACGACAGGCTAATCATCCGAGACAAACGATACATCATAAACGAAATGAAATCTAACCTCAATACAGGAGACGTAGACTTTCAGCTTATAATGGATTTTAGACCGATAGTAAACTCTACGATTCCATTCCCGAAAACATCTACCGAAGGAGGTAGCGTTAACTACCCTGTGAACCTGCCAAATGGAGCGTATCAAGCGGATTTAGCCTGCGAAAACTCGGACGTAACATTCTCGGTAAATCCTGTAGAAAGCTCGCAGATAATTCAAATCGGCATTCCTGCGGGAACTACTGGTACGGTGTACACAATTCGAATTACGTACGCAAACACGGACGGAACATTTACTGAAGAATTTTTTAACATATACCAATGATACAAAGGATAATCACAATGCTCAAGTTGGATGACTTCTACGGAAA